TAGTTCTTGCTCTCAAGATGTCTTTGACGTACTTGATTGTTGACTGCCTGAATGTCATAAAACACTCCTCATTTCCCACCCCATTAAAAAGTAGTTCCATCGGGTTTGCAATGCGGGTAAGTTATATCTGTCTTTTGTTTTGCTGAAGTCTGCGTGTCCCTTTGATCGCATCATTGCTTCAAACACTTGCTGTGCTTTGCTCATGCTTGTCCCCTTGCTCTGATGGAAACGCCAATTTGATATGCCGCACTTGATTGCATTGGCGCAGTCAAAAGTGCATTTGTATTAAATAATTGACTATCAGCAATCTTTGCACAGGCTTCACGTTCTTTGTAAGCGGCATTTGCCCATGCAATCTCACACATACGCATAGTGTGTTCTTCACAGTCATGGTGCGTGTATGGGGCTTGGCTACCCTCGTTGTGCCACCATGATTTGAATGCTTCATCTTGTTTCATTTTTTCATTCCCTCAATGTAAACAGCCAAACTATCTATTGTGTCTTTACCAAAAGAAGTTAACTTCCTAATCTCTCTAGCAACTTCATCAATCACGCCATTGCGTAGTTCGTCATAGAACTCCTGTGCAGACTTGGGTCTTAGAAAGTTTGCTTTGACAGACTCTTGTCGTTGCTTGGCTTGTCGCTCAATGTCGTTGAATGCTTCATCTTCTTCAGTCATTGTCAGCCTCGTTTTGTAGGAAATAAAGCGCACCAATGAGGATTGCACCAAAGGCAACCACGACAAAAGCGCCAAACATCATCAGCATAAAAGTTACAGCTACATCCCACATTAAACTGCCCTCCATTCACGCTCATTGCGCCCCGATGAAGACTTTACAGTCCTGCCTGTCAACCGAATCAGGTTCATCTTCTCCAACTCGTTTAAACGGCGTGAGACTTGATTTCTGTCTAAGTTGGTGTGTTGGGCTATGCCATCTTTACCAAGCGCACCATGAGCCTTTAAACAGTCCACAATGATGATGAAATGCTTGGATGCCAAGTCTTTAGCGGCATCAGCGGCTTCATAGCTGGTGATTGGGTCGGAAGTCCTAACCCTGTTGAATATTGGCAAGTCAAAGAACTTCTTTACACCGCCACCAAAATGTGTGTCATCTAAACTCATATCAACTCCTATCAATTAAAAAGTTAGTGGGTACTCACTTACGCTTTCCCCGTTGTTTTACATCAGAAGGGTACGTCTGAATCAAGATCGTCAAAGCCACTTGAGGGCTTCTTCTTTGGTGAGGAAGTGTTGGCTTCTTCTTTGGGGCTTACTGCAAGACCCATGAATTTGCCTGATTTACCCTCTTTTATCCAAGCTGAGAGCCAGTAGGACTGACCATCGACTGTAATGTTTCCCTTGTAATCGGGCTGGTTGCCTGTCTCTTTTTTGTCGTTGCGGAAAAGGACTCCGCTGTTATCACGCTGTTCCATTTAATACTCCTTGATATGCTGAGAATTTTTTGTGTAGCAAATCTGTTGCCTCAACAGCAACAAGATCAGCTAACTCTTTGTCTTCGTAAGAACCAAAATAGTAAGGCTTATAGTTTTTACACAATGCAACCTTCCATTTTTTATTGACTTTATGCCATGACACTCCTTTAACACCTGAAGAATTTGTTAATCGAACTTTTTGGTTTTGTGCATTTTCTTGTTTGCTTGCTTCCCTTAAGTTCTCAATTCGATTGTTTAATCTGTTTCCATCAATATGGTCAACAAGTTCAGGCAAATATCCATAGTGATACAAGAAAGTTAAGCGGTGAGCCTTAAAAGACTTTGCTTTTATCTTGATATGCACATAACCTGTACCCTTGTGAACGCAACCAGCAACAGAGCCAATTTCACCCTTTCTACCAATCTTTCTAATCAATTGACCATCTTGGTAGTCAAAAGCAGAAAGAACATACTCTTGGCTAATCTGTAGCTGTTCCATATTTACACCTTAATTTCATTGAGTTTTTTAACCTTGTCATCCACTTCCGCAAGAAACTGGATAACCTCTTTTTCGAGTTCTGCAATATAACGATCATTGCGCTCGATTCTTTTGATGAACAGTTGTAGGTGTTCAGGCATTCGTGGGTCGAAACTCACGAAGTCGCACCAACTTCTATCTGCACATCGCATCTGCCATTGCATTTGGTCGTAATACTTCTTTGCTGGTTCATCTCCCAAAATGGTATCAATGTGGGTAGCCGTGTTGGGACACTTGATCTCTAGGCATCCATCATCACCCACCAAGCCATCAGGAGAGGCGGCAGACATAGGAACAGTTGGATGGTCAATAGCACCTACCTGATCGACCATATTGCCTGTTTTAGCCTCGTATGCGGCTCGGGCAAAGGGTTCATTCTCGACACCATGAGTCATTGCTGAGTTTGTATATGACTCTTGGAATTCATTTGTCATGCGTTCGCATATTAACTGAGCCATGTAGTTTGCACGACTAGATGAATATCCAGTTTTTGTTTTTGCAACAACATCCGAAATTCTGCTAGCAGTAACTTTTCCAAGTCTAGACATTTTCCATTCAATGGAGCCTTGTTCTAATTGGTGTGAGTCCATGATTTGCCTTTACAAATAGAGCTAATTGCCTGAAAAGAAACATTAAATTGACTTGCAATATCTTTTAATGTTTTGCCGCTTGATCTCTGATTTTTTATCAAACAGATTTGATCTTCATTAAGTTTTGCAGAAGGATGTTTTGAACCTTTTTGATTTGCCCTACGACCTTTTTTTATCATGTCTTGAGTATTATCTTTAGGTGTTCCCATAAAAAGATGATTTGGATTTATGCAACTTGGGTTATCGCAAGAGTGGCATACAAGCATTTCAGCATTTAACCCACCATGATGAAACTCAAAAGAAACTCTATGTGCTCTTAATTGCTTTCCACGACCATGCATAAAAATACCATATCCATTTTTATCGTGATTTCCACCAAATATCCAACATCCTTTGCTATCTATTTGATAGTTTTTCATATGTTCGCTAATTGATTTCAATGGAGGAGCCATTATGCTTCCCTCGCTTCCATCATTGCGTCTGCCATGCGATAACAAACCAAAGCAGTTGCATAAGAAATATCAACATCATCTGAGGTTAGCAACCTTTGCAAAGCCTTTGCCGCAAAATAGTCCCGCAAGGTCATGCCCTGCGGATTTTCATTGGCGCTGTGGCCTTGAGGTGCTACCCAATGTAGCGATGGAAATGCTGGTTGGTTTTTCATTTCAATGCTCCTTTACGTTTTTCTTTGGCATCAATCACTTTCTTTTGCCAACCTTTATCACCAGCGCAAGCAGAGTAAGCAGTGCTGTATACATTCTTGAGTTCCTCTAAAGTTGAAGCCGCTTCAATAGCCGCCAAGTGGTCAATCATCATGCCTACATCAATCGTTTCAATGTTGCCTGAACCTGTTGTTGAATCAAGAGCATCATGCTCTAAAAGTTCAAGCGCAAGGGTGTAAAGGTAGCGGCGGTTATAGGTTTGGCAAGCGCCAATGTTTTGCACTTCATGGCAACCTTTGAGAGCCGCAGAACCAAATGGGCAAGTAAAGACAATCTCTCCACCGCCAACTGTATCGACTATGCAAAGTTCCGCTTGTTCTTTGGTAAAAGACACAATGCTAATCAGCCCTAGTTCGTCAAAGATTTCTAATGCTGGATGCAGGAAGTCACCAAGTTCAAAGTAGTTATACCCTGCAAATTTATTGTGTCCTGATTTCTTTAATGTGCGTGACCGCATCATTCTTCGGGCATCAGCCAGTTTCCTGTAAACGCCCATGTTGGCTTTGCTTTGTTCACTCATGTTCACTCCTGTTTAAATTTTTGAAAAGTTTTTGAAATGTCTGTGTTCATTGAGTTCGTATATACAAACTCTGATTTCTTGTCAGTCGCTCTTTTGGTTGGGTATACCTTTCTGTGAGTTAAAGATTTGTTGGGCGATAGCGAATTGGGTATCAAAGTCAAAGTCGGAAAGTTTGAAGAAATTTCCAGAGCAGGAGCAGACTGGATAAAAAGTGATTTTCTTTTTCGTGCAAAACTGGCAAAAATATTCATCTTGGCTTTCCTCTAAAATCGTTGCAATGGTGTTTTTAAGTTTCATCTTTATCTCCCTTGTATTCTTCTTTCAGCCAAAGGGTTCGCAAGGTACGCAGTTCATCATCATCATCAATTGATGGTGTCTTTGTCTTGCTGTACAAGTAAAACTCAGCCCTGCGAGTCATCTTGTTGTCAATGCGCTCTTTGATGAACTGGAAGGCATACTCCCAGTCACCTGATTTGATGGCAAGAGGTATAGCTACAGAGCCTTGGATGGCATCCATAATGTCATCATCATTGAGTTGTTGGTAGGCTTCCCAAACGGCTTTATTAAAGGCTGTCATCGATAGACTCCTCAATCTGTTTTTCAATTGATTTGCACTCCTTGGCAGAGAGTTCATCGGTGATGTCAATGCGGTTGTTGCCTATCTGTAAATAAGCCACCCAAATGAATTTGTTGTAGAGTCCCTCGTTGGGAGAGTAGTCGGGGTCATATTCCCATTCAACCCAAGCCTTGATGTCTATTTCAAGGTCACAAAAATCTATATCCAGTTCCATATTCACGCCTTTCAATGTGTTGGTAAAGAGTTCGTAGTGTTACACAAATCGTAGCGTTGAACACTAGGACAAACCCTAATTGCGTTGTTTGTATAACACTACACAATCCATCCCTCTATGCCAAGACCTAAAACTGAAATGACCAAAAGCGGCAAGACCATTGCTGTACGAGCCACCTTAACTGAGTGGAATGAGTTCAAACGACTTGGAGGAGCTAAATGGTTGCGACCATATTTAGCTAAATCCATTGAAAAACACCAACAACAAAAGAAAAGTTAATATATAGTTGAGGCATGGCTACCTTTAGCGGGGGAAAAGGCGATTCATCACCGTCCTGCCAATGCTTCTTTTTGTGATGATGACCAACGATGTGAGGTTTATTATGAAACTTGTACCCAAAAATTGGGCTGTATTCCAGCACTATAAAGACCGCAATCCACCTTGGATAAAACTCCATCGTGAGACATTAAACGACAGAACATTTATGACCTTGCCACTTGCTAGCAAGGCGCTAGCACCTTTGATGTGGTTGCTAGCATCAGAGTCTAAAAATGGTGTTTTTGATGGGTCAGTCGATGACCTCATGTTTAGACTGCACATCACCAAGAAAGAATACGATGATGGTGTTAAGCCATTGATTGATAAGGGATTCTTTGAGATTGCTAGCGGAGTGCTAGCAGACTGTCAGCAAGATGCTAGACCAGAGACAGAGACAGAGACAGAGACAAAGAGAGAGACAGAGACAGAAGCCAAAAAGTCCACAAGAGGCTCACGCCTCTCTGCTGATTGGGTTTTGCCAAAAGAATGGGCAGATTGGGCTAAACAGGAAAGACCCGATTTAGACTTGCGGAGCGTGGGAGAGCAGTTTAGAGATTACTGGAGCGCAAAAGCTGGTTCAGGCTCTACAAAGCTGGATTGGCAAGCAACATGGCGTAACTGGGTAAGAAACCAAAAGATGCTGTTTAAACACACTGACCTTGCAAAACAGACAGTCCCATCAAGCTCACAGCGTGACCCTGCCCTTGCAAAACTTGATGAAGATGCTAAAAATGCCAAGCCAAACCCTGAAATACTGAAAATGATTAGAGAAGGGTTTAAAGGTAAAGTAGCATGACCCGCACAGAAGCCAATAAATTGCTTGACGAGGTAAAGGATGGAAAATCGCACCCGCAAAGCCTTGTCATGCAATCCTTGTTTGTATGCGGAGACATTGAACCATTTGGTTTGGATGGCGAAACAACCAGCATCCAAGAGTCACGCATGGCACAGGGCGAAAGAGTTAGACAGCGACATATCTGGTTTGTGGGTGGGGATTAAAGACGATTTAGTCAAAAACATGAAGGAAATCAATGATTTACA